ACAACAACCACCTACTGATGCAAGTGCAGAAATGCGTACAGCAGGAGTAAGTGGAGCAGGTATAGCAGATGATTTAGGCGGCTTAGAAGATGAAGCACCAGAAGGTGAAGCAGGCGCCGCGGCGGCAGGAGAAGGAACTCCGCCAGATACAGTAACTGAACCAGCACCAGGAGGAGATGCCGGAGCAACTCAGCAAACGGTATAAATACAATATGAACTTACGAGAATTTTTTTACTTTGATAAACAAAATTTAGATCCTATTGAAGATAAAGGATATGATCCATTATCAGATGAATCTCCAATGGATTATGATGATACACGTAAAACACGTCTTAGTTTACGTATGATAAACAAAGCTCGTAAGGCGTCAGAATTACACAACGAAGAAAACGAAAAAGAATTATTTTTTGTTAGACAAATGTATGGTCTAGCCGCGAACGCTGAACCAGGAGTGTAATTTGTCTGTAGCGTTTGTCGTAGGTAACGGCAAAAGTCGTGAACCAATTAATCTAAAAGAAATTAAACCATTTGGAAAGGTATACGCATGTAATGCAGTTTACCGTTCCTTTCGTCCGCACTACTTAATTGCAGTAGATGTAAAAATGATCTTAGAGATCACACAGCATAGATGGCAATTAGATAATGAAGTATGGACTAATCCTAATCGTACATTTAATAGTATACCAAATTTAAATTTGTTTAACCCATCTAAAGGCTGGAGTAGCGGACCTACAGCCTTATGGATGGCTAGTCATATGCATGGATACGATGAAATATACATTTTAGGATTTGACTATAGAGGAGCAAAAGACAAAAACGGAGAATATAAACGTGTAAACAATATGTTTGCAGATACTCAAAACTATAAAAAAAGTCATGATCCTGCAACATATTTTGGAAATTGGGAGAGACAAACATTAACTACTATTAAAAGTCATCCTGAAACGAGATATATAAGAGTAGTTGAGGAGGGAGAAACATTTTTACCAAATTCGCTAAAAGATCTTCCTAATTTAAGTCAACAAACTGTGTCAGAATTTAAAAAATTCTGGCAGATTTCTTAACATCTCTTCAAAACGAGTCGTTTTGAGCCTATTATCCACATATATTTTCCCAAAAAAGTAAATATGTTTACAGCCTTACGAACTTAAAAGGAGAAAACCATGGCAGATATCAATAAAATTGAAGCAATGCTTGAAAAACTCGTAAACGAGGATAAAGCAGGTGCTGAAGAACTATTTCACGAATATGTGATAGAAAAATCAAGAGAAATTTACGAAAACCTACTAGAAGACGATCTAGATGGAATCGAAGAAGCATCTAAAGATGACGACAAGGATGTTGACGAAGCATCTAAAGATGACGACAAAGACGTTGAAGAAGCATCTAAAGATGATGAAGATGATGATAAAGTAGATGAGTCATCAGATGAAGAAGTTGACGAAGCAGATGATGAAGAAGTTGACGAAGCATCAGACGACGAAAAAACTGACGAAAACTTTATGGAACCTGAAATGGAAGCACCTATGGACGACATGGGCGGTGATCCAGCAGACGACATGATGGGCGACATTGAAGCAGATGGCGACGACATGGGCGGCGACGAAGAAGGTGAAGAAGAATTAGAAGACCGTGTAGTTGATTTAGAAGATGCTTTAGATGATCTAAAAGCAGAATTTGAAAAAATGATGGGTGACGAAGACAAAGGCGACGACGAAGCAGGCGATGATATGGATATGGATATGGACGCAGGCGACGACGAAGATGATGCTGAAGAAGAAGCATTAACACCAGCTGAAGAATTTGCACCAATGGAAGCGTCAGACGAAGAAGTTGACGAATCAAAAAAATCTCCAAAAAGCGCAACAGAAACAATGCGTGAGTATGTAGAAAAAGTGACTGAGCCAAAAGGCGAGGATCACAAAGCGAAATCACCAGTTGCAAATAAAAATGATATGGGCGGAACAGCCTCTAACATTGCACAAGGTGGTGACGAAGCAGGCGGTAGCAAGGCACAAGCACCAAAAGAAGACAACGCAGGGAACGTTAACGTACCAGGCGGAAAAGCATCTAAGTCAATGAAGGCACAGCCTAAAGGACACGGCGCTGAGAAAAAAGGTGCAGGTGAAAGTGGTACCGACTCAAAAAGTCTAATCGGATCGTAAGGTAACTTATTATGCTTAACTTAACCGAAACACTATCCTTCGACCAGGCAAACATGGTTGTTGAGTCAACTGAAAATGCTACTGGAGGTAAAGACCTTTATCTAAAAGGTATTTGCATACAAGGTGGTGTGCGTAACGCTAACCAGCGTGTATATCCTGTAAGTGAGATCAGTAGGGCTGTAACTACGCTCAACGATCAAATAAATGGTGGATATAGTGTGTTAGGAGAAGTTGATCATCCCGAAGGACTTAATATTAACCTAGACCGTGTAAGTCATATGATTACTAATATGTACATGGACGGTAATAATGGTTATGGCAAAATGAAAATTTTACCTACTCCGATGGGAACACTAGTTAAAACAATGCTTGAAAGCGGAGTTAAACTTGGTGTTTCCAGTCGGGGTTCAGGTAACGTTAAAGAAGACGGAAGCGGAGAAGTTTCAGATTTTGAAATTATAACCGTGGATGTCGTTGCACAGCCTAGTGCTCCTGGGGCGTATCCTACGCCAATTTACGAACATTTAATGAATGCTCGCGGCGGGTACAAGGCATACGAACTAGCACAGGCTACAAAACACGACACAAAGGCACAAAAATATCTAAAGGAATCTCTAGTTAATATAATTAGAGGCCTCCAGTAATAAGGAGAAATAAATGTTGGATGCATTAAAACAACTCTTTGAAGGATCTGCACTAAGTGAAGAAGTGAAGGCAGAAATTCAAGAAGCTTGGGAAAAGAAGGTTAAAGAACACCGTCTTGCGGCAACAGCTGAACTCCGTGAAGAGTTTGCTCAAAAATACGAGCATGACAAACAGTTAATGACTGAAGCAGTAGATAAAATGCTTGAGGCAAAACTGTCCGAAGAAATTGCAGAGCTTGCAGAAGATCGCAAGCAACTAGCTGAAGCTAGAGCAAAATATGCAGTTGCTATGCGTGAAAATGCAGGCAAACTAAAAGATTTTGTGCTACACCAGTTAGGCAAAGAAGTCGGAGAACTCCACGAAGATCAAAAAGCTATGGCTCAAAACTTTTCTAAGCTAGAAGAATTTATTGTTGAATCTCTAAGCAAAGAGCTTGTAGAGTTCTACGAAGATAAGAAAGATTTAGCTGAAACTAAAGTACGTCTTGTACGTGAAGCTAAAGCTCACTTAGCAAAAGTGAAAACTGACTTCATCCAAAAATCATCAAAAGCTGTTATGGAAGCAGTTGGCAACGGTCTTAAGAAAGAAATTAGTACTCTTAAAGAAGACATTGAGTCAGCTCGTAGAAATGACTTTGGACGTAGACTGTTCGAAGCATTTAGCAACGAATATGCTAATTCATATTTAAATGAAAAATCTGAAACTGCTAAATTGATGAAAGTTGTTGAGTTGAAAGACAAGCAACTGGCTGAAGCAAAAGCGTCTGCAGATGAAAAGGCAAGACTAGTTGAAAGCAAAAATGCTGAAATTAGACGTGCAAAAGATCTTGCAGAACGTAAAGAAGTACTAAACGATCTTGTTGGCCCTTTAAACAAGGACCAGAAAGAAATAATGACAGACTTACTGGAATCAGTTCAAACTGCAAAATTACAAGGTGCTTTTGACAAGTACCTACCAGCAGTTTTAGCGGGTAACACTCCAGAGAAGAAGAAGGCGACACTCACAGAAGGCAAAGAAATCACAGGCAATAAAGAAACAACTATCGATAGTAATGACGCTATGCAAAACTACTCAAATGTAGTAGACATTAAACGCCTAGCGGGAATTCAATAAGGAGAAAAATATGTCAGAACTATTAGAAGGTCGCTGGCAGGATACAAAGAGCGCACTTCTTGAAGGCTTACAAGGCCACAAGAAATCTGTAATGGATGTTACTCTAGAAAATACTAAAAAGTATTTGGCAGAGACAGCAACAGCAGGTGCTACTTCTGCAGGTAATGTCGCTACTCTTAACCGTGTTATCCTACCAGTTATCAGACGTGTAATGCCAACAGTTATCGCAAACGAACTAGTTGGTGTACAACCAATGACTGGACCAGTTGGTCAGATTCACACTTTACGTGTACGCTATGCGGACACTAAAGACGATGCAACAGCAGGTGAAGAAGCCCTAAGTCCATTCAAGATTGCACTTGGTTATTCAGGTGACGAAGCAGGAAGCGATGCTGGTAAAGCACAAGCTACTGCGGGACTTGAAGGATCTGCTGGTAACAGACTAAGCATCCAGATCTTAAAGCAAACAGTCGAAGCAAAAACCAGAAAGCTATCAGCTCGCTGGACTTTTGAAGCGGCTCAAGATGCACAAGCTCAACAAGGCATTGACATCGAAGCTGAGATCATGGCGGCATTAGCACAAGAAATAACTGCTGAAATTGATCAAGAGATCCTAGCATCTCTACGTTCACTATCAGGAACAGCGGCGCTAACATACGATCAGTCAGCTGTATCAGGTACAGCAACATTCGTTGGTGACGAACATGCGGCATTAGCAGTTCAAATCAACAGAGTTGCAAACTTGATTGCACAGCGTACACGTCGTGGCGCTGGTAACTATGCAGTTGTTAGC